GCACCAAATACTATCGGCACATTTACAGACAACGAGCAAATTACAATAATGAATTATGAAATCCCAGCGTCAAGTGCGAATACTTTTAGTTTCGGTTCTCTACCATTTATGGGTGCTTCTTATGTAGCAACAGGCACAAACGCAAACAATCAAACTTGTTGGTTTGTGGAAGATTATGGTGGTGTTGGTTGTTATTTACTAAAAGCAACTTTACCTTTATCCGTAAATACTAATGAACTTGTATGGGCGAGTTTTAGTAATGTTACAACATCAGGCAATACGGGTCGTCCGTATGTTAGTGGAATTGTGGCGACAACTGATTATATTTATTTTTATGGTTATTTTGATGGTTTCAATACTGCTTCAGGTGCTACGCCTGTCGTCAATTTAACAAATGTGGGAAATATTGTGAAGTATGAGAAGGCAACAGGCATATTTTCAAAGTTAGGGACTGGTGGTTTGGTATATAGTGGAAATGGTGATAATGGTGAAATCTGTTCGGTCTGTGTCTGCCCCACAGATGATAAGAGTTTAGGCAACTACCTTTCAAACCCTAAAACACTTGTATTAGGAGGCAGTTTTACACAAACTTTAGGTGGAGGTTTAGCGTGTCCCTATATTGCCTTTTATGATGAAGGCACAAATACTTTTTCAATTGTAGGAGACACAGCAGGAGACGGCATTACTGCACCAGCACCAGCATTAGTATCAGGAATACCATCTTACTATATTACCTCTTTGGTGTATAATACAAACACAAATGCCCTGCTCGTCTCTATGAATAAAGTTGATTATACTTGGACGATTGGAGGTGCAGGTTTTGTCCAGTATAACGGGATTACATCTTTCGGTTGGAAAATAGCACCTGTCTCGACCGCACTACCACTTGGAACTGCAGGGCAGATACTTAATGCTTCTAATAGAGGTATAGGTATAGGTATAGTTTTTTCAGCATCTCAGGCGAAATATTGGTTGTTGATTGGTTATACTGATACAGCGGGGACTAATTGCTGGTGGAAACTATTAGATGAACCCACCACCAACCCATTCTTAGACCCTACATCACCAACCCCCCCCCTTCAGTATAGGGGAGCATCAGGCACGACTTGCGATATACCTCAACAATTATTATATGGACGAAACCCAAGCACAAGCGAAAACCAATCACCCGTCCCCTTTGTAAATCCCCCTATAGATGGTGGTGCTTCTCGTCTAATTTGGATTGATGATACTGCAACAAACACTTATGTTGCTTTTTATAATGAAGGAGCAGATACTACATCTTCTATTCAGCAATTCATATCTTCATCAACTACCGCTGGGTCTTGGACTGCTCTCGCACAATCACAAGACCAGTTCAGCGTCAATCAGTCATTACTACCGAGTATTGTTCTACTTTTTGGTGCGAACGGACAGGGACAATCTTTAGTAGCGGATACTGCTTATGTAGGGATTTTATATATACCTTCAGGCATTACTTATTATTCAGCGTCGGGGACAGGTGGAGTAGCAGTAGCAACCAAAGTAAAGTTTGGTTCATCATATTCGTCAATTCAGGCATCAGTAGATACTACGGCGAATACCTATAGGTTAGTCAATTATTATGGAAACATTCAATTTAGTTAATTAAGACATTTTAGAATAAGCGACAATTTAGCAAAAATATTATCTATCAGTATGTTATAAACGAAATAAAATGTCGATTGCCTCTCTTGCTACTTTCAATCCAGGAACGGGTGCATACCCCCTTGTTATTCAGCAAGGCGTGATTACCAAAGTCGCCAATACTCCCCTCGTTGTGCCTTGTGCTGGTATTCTTGCTACTGATGATGTTCTTCTCACCTGTCTAACCAGAACCGCTTCTACCGCCAACGTTGGTGGTGTTGAAATCATCACTATTCAGGCAGGAGTGTCTTTTACTGCAACCTCTGCTGATGCTGTGTTTGCGGGAACTTATTCGTATGTTGTTGTCCGCTCCTCTGCTCGAACTCTTAACGCTCCTTAAACCTTTAGCAGGGGGTGAAGGGGTGAGATGGGGTGAAGCGTTTTAGCACCCTCTCCTATACACACGAAATCATAACTATCAACATTTGGATAGATATGATTAAAGCATCACCCCGCTTCACCCCTTCACCCCCTACAACTACTCCTCCAACTTCAAGATATATCCCCAGCCTTTCTTGTCCAACTTATACTTCCTAACTATTTCTTTGATTTGGTCTAATGTGTAACCATTATTCGTCTTCAAGATGTTCAGTTCAAGTCCAATAATGTTGTGTGAGAAAGGAGCAATATCGACAAGCGGAGCATTCTTTGCAATATTCGCTTCAATCTCTCGTGCAGTTCTGGTCGCCATTTCGTATGTGTCGTGTTTATACTTATAGTAATGTGTTGTCTTTAAGCCCTTTCCGCGAGATTATTACCTTCAATTTTATATTATTACCAATAATAATGTAAAAAAGCCGTAAAAATCCATTACCATTACATTATTATCGTAAAAATAAATTTATTTTTCCTGTAATAACCTATTTTGTTGTGATTATTACCTCCTAATTTGGATTATTACACGGAATGAGGTCGCAACGAGATTATTTTAGGGTATTTTGTTATTATTTTTATATAAGGGTATGATATAGAAGCAAAATGTCGCAGCCATCACATATCTACTACGATTTAGATGTCGTTAATTCTGTGCAGCCATCTCTAACGACTTCGCAGTCATCTCAACCAAATCGTCTCACCTTTACTGAAGTGAGGTCTTCGCCTATTTTAGACAATCCCAGCGACTATTATTTGAGTATTGTTCGATTTAGTTTAGACACAGCAGGAAGTATGCCGCTCTTTGTCCCGCAGATTGAACTACAAAATAGCGTTGGTGTTGCACCTTGGAATAACACCACATATTATGTAACTTTGGAGTATAACCCTCCTGCTACTCCTGCTGATAGATTGCTTGCAAAGAAGCGTGTGATTTATGTCCCGCAGAGTAACGTTTATCTGCCGCCTACTGCAGCACCTGTTACCTTGGCGGAAGCAACACAGCCTTACTACTGGTGCAACAACATTCAAACCTTTATCTGTATGATTAACGAAGCACTTAAGGACGCTTATGCTGATATTATCGCACAGGCAGCAGCAGCCGCTCCTCCTATTACTCTTCCTGCGAGTTGGGTTGCTGGTAATGAACCCTATATGCTGTGGGACGCTGATAATGCAATAGCAACTTTAGTCGCCCAAAAGGATTTGTTTGAACAGGAATGTTTAGATTTAGGAACAGCAGTAGGTTTTGTCTATTTTAATAACCCCCTGTTTCTCTTGTTTTCATCATTTCAAGCAATCCACAATTACACATACCAGCCTAATCCTATCAGCCTGAATGACGGCGAGGCAAATTACCTAATTAAGGTGTTTAATAAGAAAGGCGGACCTGGAAACAATTATGTAGCAACTGATGCTACCGCAGGACCTCCCTATAATGCCCTGTATATGCGACAACCCTATAGCACAGGTGCAACTATGAACCCCATTCAGTCGCTGGTATTCACAACCTCGCTGCTCCCCGTTCTTCCACAACTTATAGGCATTCCAAGAACCCAAGTCAATAATAATTCGAGTTCGGGACAGAATGATAACTTAAGCAACGAAATCACAGATTTAGTGGTAAATTTAACAAAGGGCACGGAATATTTTCCAAACGTCATCTATTTACCGACCGCCGAGTATAGATTGATTGATTTGCAAGGCAACGCCCCACTTTACGGAATTCAAATCAACGTGGCGTGGAAAGATATTTACGGCATTTACCACGACTTTTTTCTACAGAATGGCTGCTCCTGTTCGCTCAAAATTCTCTTCCAACGCAAGGACGCAACTTAGGGACGTGGGTTATTTTAGGAGTTTTCGAAATTAAGCGATAAATCTATTTTTTTTTATCTTTGGATATGTTATAACAAAGATAAAATGGCTTCCGCAGACTTTGAGAAGATTTGTGTCCAAGACGACTTGCTCTTGACTACCGATAAGGTTCGTTACGCCGTCTTTAAGGGGGCTCAGAACATTACCCACGTGCAATATGAAGCGATTTCCCGTAGCACTTCATCAATTACGTATAATGTCCAGCTACCAAGCGAGGCAAGCGTTTTTAGTAGGAGAATTATGGTTGAAACGAATATGTCTATTACCTTTCAGGCTACCCCTACCGCCGCTATGCCCGTCGGTCAAACTATCGTTAATTTAGGATATGCTTCCGCTTTGGGTCCCTTCCCCTTCCACTCTTGTTGCAGCACAATACAAGCCACAATCAACAACAATTCGGTATCACAAAATCAAAGGGATATTATGTTCCAGTTGCTCCGCTTTGGTGACCGCCGTGAAGTGGCTCGTTACAACAACGCTACCCCCACTCAGTATGACCAGTATTACTGCTACACCGACGCTCTTGGTGCTAACAACAACCCCAACGGAGCCTGGAATGACCAGGAACTCGACGGCGACTTCCAGCCCCGAGGTTCTTTCGTTGTTGAAAGCATTACTGGAAACACCCCCAAGGCTGACGCAGCAGACGCTAACGTTAGAACCATCACCATCAACTTCACTACTCGTGAGCCCATTATGCTTTCTCCTTTCATCTGGACTGACCCAGAAAGCAACAACCAGGGTATGTATGGTGTGCAAACTTTGAACTTCGTTTTCAATTTGGGTTCTGCAAATAGGGCTATTCGTCTTGCAAACGGACCTACTGGACCTAACGCTGGTGTCTCTGTCGCCAACCCTTGGTTCTCCATTACTACCAACGCAAGTGTTTCCGCTGTTAATTCTTCCAAACTGCTTATGCTCTTCCTTACTCGTCAGCCTTCTAACCTTGTGTCTGCACGCAACGTGTTACCTTTCGCGGAATATCCCAGGTATTTAACCCCTGTTTCGGTTCCAATTGCTGCTGGTGCCTATGCAGAACAGACCTTCCAGTCTATTCAGTTGAACTCTGTTCCTGATAAATTGATTATTGTCGCTCGTAAAGTTCTTGCGAACCAAACTCCCGCCGACGCTGATAGTTTCTTACCTATTAGGAAGATAAATATTTCGTTCAACAATAAAGCGGGTCTCCTTTCAGGGGCAGACCGCCATCAGTTGTGGAATATGTCTGTTGAGGCTGGTTCTAACCAGACTTGGGCTGAATTTAGCGGTCGTGCTTACAAAGGTTCTCAGGCTGGAGCGGCTTCTGCTACTGCCCTTCCTACGGCTATGCCCCTTGTTGGTTCTGTTCTTGCACTCGATTTTGGTAAGCATATTGAACTCGACGACGTGTTTGCACCTGGTTCCATAGGAGCCTTCCAATTGTTGTTCAAAGTGGAATTGGAAAACAACACGGGTCTTGCTATTTCCGCAAACGACTACGAACTTGTGCTTATTACTATGAACAGCGGCGTTTTCGCAATCGAAAGAGGAACCAGTCAGACTTTCACGGCTATTTTGTCTCGTGCAGACGTTCTTGCCGTCTCATCTCGTCCCCAATATTCAAAGTCTGGTCTCGCCCGTATTGTCGGCGGTGCTGCTGAAGACAGCCTTAAAATGTTGGCTCGTCCGTTGATGGAGGCTGTTGGTATGGGTGCATCTGGTGGTGGTCTGTCTGGCGGTGGTCAGTCAGGCGGCGGTCTCTCTGGTGGAAAAATGGCGAAACATCTGGGTATGTAATTTAGCATAAATTCTTTTCTCTACGTATCATATAAAGATTTGATGCCCAGAATTCGAATTCCGTCCCTTCCTCGTCCTCCAAAACCAACCAGTATAGGTGTTTCAATCGCCTTGAAACCTGCACCTACTCTTTCCTTCACAGCAACCTTTCGCAAATAATGGGAGTTTTAGCAATTGTTCTCCACCCCCCTAATTCTTCTTTGCACCCCTAAGTGTAATAAAAACAACACCGAAACCGCCTTGGAGCAGAGGAAGCTCGCTGGGCTCATAACTCAGAGGTCGTAGTATCGAAAACTACAGGCGGTATCTTCTTCTTTTCAATAAAAATGTCTAATCCGCGTTTTTATTGAAGTTCAATTTCCAGGGGGTGAAGGGGTGATGAGGGGTGATGGGTTTTGAGACCCTCTCCTATAGTGACGAAATGGAGGTTTTGAACATTTGCGAAGGCTTGCTATACCCTTCACCCCGTCTCACCCCTTCACCCCCTGGCTTCACCCCTCGCCCAATTTAAGGAAAACAATATCTCTACCTAATCTATATAATGGAAGGCATAATCTCAAAACATACAACAGACAATCTAATCGAGAAACTAAAAGACCGCATAAGAAGTCTTGAAATAGAGAATGCAGAATTGAAAAAGAAGATGGAAGCAACAACTGCATCACGATTGGGTTTTCACTCTGTCTCATTTGGGTCACCTTGTATGAACGACCCTGACCCTGAACCTGTTTGTGTGGGTCGGGTCTGGAAAGAACCTAAGAATGTGAATTGGCGGATTGAAGGGATTTAAAAAAAAGTATGATATTCAATTTTTCACACATTTTGAAAAAAATTGAATTAGATTTCCAATATTATCGGGTATGATAGCGATAGCAACAAAGAAGATGTGCGAAGAAATTATGAAACTGAGCGAAGAAATCAATAAGGCAAAGGCACTCTTGAAGAAGGAAGGCTACCAAGTCTATAATTGTGGTTCAATTGATTTGATGGGAGCATTCAACAATCACGTTCAGCAAATTCGAGAATTGCTTACGGACAAGAGGAGACTGCAGGAGCAACTTGCCGCATACCAAGCCAAATACCCAGAGCCAGAGAGCGAGGACGAAGAGAGCGAAGAGGAAGAAAGTGAAGAGGAAGAAAGTGAAGAGGAAGAGGAAGAAAAAATCTGTGATGGATACGAGGGTTGCAAAAATACTCTTAAAACTGAACGTGAGTGCCGTGCGTTGATGTGTGAAGAGTGTATCGAGGCTTGGAAAATCAAAGATGCTGCAAGTCGTATCGAGTTGCAGAAGGCGAAAATCGCTGACGAACTGGCGAAGAAATACAAACTGCAGTAAGTTAAGAAAGCGTGGTCGCCGACTGGACGCTCCGTAGGTCACCTACAAGAGTTGCATTACAAACGCAATTGTGCTTGTAATAGCCCTGCTTAGTGGAGAACATCTTTACATATTCGTAGAGATGTGTAAGCAGTTTTTTTTCTTCTGTGAATGTGCCGTTGTGGTGTCGCAGAGAAGCCAAAGTCGAATTACTTACGCTAAATGCGTGCAGCGTATCTTTCCATACCTTGTATTTGGAGTGGAGTTGCTGTTGTGCTTTAAGATATTCCTCTTCTGTGTAGAGTTTTCGCTTGGAAATCTCTCGTAACTTGGCGAGTTCAGCGTTGTATTGCTTCATAAAAGCCTCGTGGTTCTTATCGATATCTGTATTGAGAATGCTGATATAGTGTGCAACTTTGTCGGCTTTTGCGGACTGCGTCTGCGGAACTTTCACGATTACGTGTGTTGCCGCCGATACGGGTAATACGGCAGGGGCTGCCCTTCGTAGGACGGCAGGCGGAGGTGGTGATACGGGCTTTGCAACTGGTTTGGCTGGTGCTGGTGCTGGTGCGGTTTTGGCGGGTTTGCGTAGGATTTTTTTGACGGCTTTGACTGCTTGGCGGATACGTCTCCCACCTCGCAGGTCTTCGTCTGTGGTCTCTGGTTCGTCAAGTCCAAGTGAAAAATCGGCTCCCCCATAATCTTCACTCGCATAATCGTCGTGTGTGAGATAGGACACATCATTACTGAGTTCCTCTATCGGTAGAGTATATACTACTGACGAAGAAAAAAGTAAGGGCAATAGTGCTAAAAGTAAGTAAGGACGCATCTTTATATTATACCCTGATATTATATTTATGAGAAAATTTTGTATTTGGGTGCCTTTTGTTTGCCTGTGAAAATCTTGTAATTTTCGTTGGTGATGCGAATAGGGTCGGGGTTCTCGTCCAAATCGACAGGTTTCGCCAACTCTGCCTCGTGTGCTTGGCGAGACAAGCCAAAGATATCCCTGTATGGCTCCAAAGTCTGGTCGATATCTGTAGCGTTGGAAGCAAGAACAGGACGCATAACAGGTAGAGCCTGTGAAGGTGCAAAAGGGTTCGGCATTCCAATCCTGCGTTTGAAGGGTGTATTTTCCTCATCAATCTCTCCCATATTTCCACCATTCACCTCATACGGCATCTGGAAGTCCATATTGTGATTTGTATAGGGGATTTCGTAACCACCCGACATTATCTGCCCTCGTTTCAAGAACTCTGCTTTCGGGTCGAACTCCATAATAAACGGCATCTGTCTTTCGCGTTTCGCTCGTCCTTGAGACATATCAACAACACGTGGGGCACCTCGTGCAAGTTCAGCAAGACGTTTGCGTTCTTCAAGATACGAACGCTGTCCTAAACCAAACAAAGATGCTACGTCCAGATATTGTCCTTGTTGCATAGCATATTCCTTATTCATTTTTATCGCACGAACTACAGGTTCAATATCGTCCTGCATAATTGTAGCATCATCTAAAACATCTGCAGGGTCTCCACCTTCTCTACGTAATTCTCTG